GATATCCCTTGGGCAAAAGTGTATTCACATGCATTCCAAGGACCAGGTGGTTGGTATATTGAAAACTCTTTGACCACTACTGGTGGCAAGGATCCAGTCTCAGAGCACAATCGTGAACTCTGGAACAGTGGTAATGAATCTGATAAGGATGTTGTTCGTAAGCAGAAGCGTAAGCTTTCTTACTATGCAAACATCTATGTTGTAAAAGATCCTACCAATCCTCAGAATGAGGGTGGAGTATTCCTCTACAAGTTTGGTAAGAAGATCTTTGATAAAGTAATGGAATCAATGCAACCAGAGTTTGAGGATGAAACTCCAATCAATCCTTTTGACTTCTGGCAAGGTGCAAACTTCAAGTTGAAGATTGTGAAGAAGGATGGTTACTGGAACTATGATAAGTCAGAGTTCGATAAGGTATCTCCTGTACTAGATGATGACGATGCACTAGAAGCATTGTGGAAGAAGCAGTATTCACTTGCTGCTGTTACTGCACCAGATCAGTTCAAATCATATGAAGATTTGAAGAAGCGTTTGGATTATGTTCTAGGACATAAGCAACCTGCTCGTCGTGCATTTGATGAAGAGGTATCAAATGAGGATAACAGTCGTGGTTCTTATTCACCTGACTTCAATTCTCGTAAAGAACCAGTCGCTGCTGCACCTGTAGCATCTGCTAGTTCAGATGAAGATGATGCTCTAAGTTATTTTCAGAAACTCGCAGAGGAGTAACTAGTAAAGTCTAATATTTTCTCCTCTTTTAATGGTTTCACTCACATACTGAGTGGAACCATTTTTATATGGCATGATATCTTGCATGTCATCTAAAATTATTCTTAGATATCTTTCTTTAAGTATAAAGATATTCCTTTTGTCATTTTCTTTCGCTTCTTCAAACTCATAGTTTGTTACTGGTTTAACAGCATCTTGTACTGTTACTAATGAGTCTTGATAGAAGTCATAATATTCAGTTTTATAGGTAGAGGATACATATAATCCTGCAGGTACTATAACAACACCCTGACTGTTAGTTACTTCAGTTGTTTCATAGTGGTGTATACCAGCATATAGATTTTCATATGTGTTATACCTCTCTAGAAGTATTTTATCAAAATCATTTTGAGGTAGAGGCCACTCTGATTGTATATTAACTATATTATTTGATAGCAATATAACCCAATCTAAGTCAGCATTATCATAGACATCATATGCTACATTATCTGGTCTAGCATCTCCCACGATTTGATACTTAGTAAAGACTGTTACATCTTGGAAGATGTCATCTCTAAGTTTTCCTTTCTTAAAAAGGTTTTTTACTTTAACATAGTCAGATATTTTAGACTCAGGAAGTCTACTTACATAATCAAAATCAGGAACGTATCTGAAATACTTTTTCATCTTAGAAACCTATGCTTTGTGAGTCATCATAATCAGTAGAGAATACTGGTTCTAGTTCTCCATAAGTCATTGTTAATTCGTATGCTGTCATTACACCATCTCTAAATGTAGAGTAGTTTCCATCAGGTGTATAGTTAACACTAAAGGATTGTAATGCACATTCCTTAAACTTGTTGAGGAACTTATGCTCTCTACCTTCATGAAGATATTGAAGCATCCATGTGCGTGGTGATTTTAAATATAATCCATTAGAATGTTTCTGAGGAGCCATTCCTTGTTTGAAGAATCTAATAATATCGATTAGTATTTTTGCTTCTTGTGCATTCCTTGGTGAGAACTTAAATGTAAAACCAAAACTACGTAGTTCAGGACCACCAAATAATAATTCCATATTAGGATTCATCACAACTCCTTCAGTTCTTGCTAGGAATTGTGCGGAGTCTGTACCTGTTGCTGCTTGTATAACTTCTGCCTTAACTGCTTTCTTAATTGCTTCTGTATTATCAGTAAGTGCTTTCTCAATTCCCTTAAAATCTCCTTCCAATGCTTTTGATGCTAATGCACCTGCTGCTGCTTGAGCAGAGGTCATTGTTTGTTGCCCCCAGTTAGCAGAGTTTTGATCACTAATGCCACCAGGAATTGGAAGAGTGCATGATCCTTTCGTTAATCTGCTGTTCATACCAGCTCTTGATTCTATACCTGAGATATTCTCACCACTAACATTAAATTTTCTAGGTTTAAATTCTACTTGTTTAAATTTAATTACGTCTTGACTATTAGTTCTTAGTGCTTCTGGGAAAACTAAGTCACCCCAACTTTTTTGCTTACTGGTTTTTACACCAAACATATTGAATATACTACTAGCAACCTCATTTATATTCATATTTGTATTTGCTGCTGCTGGATTTGAACTATCTCCAGTTTCGTCTGTTCCTTTTGCTTTATTAGGCCAAATTAAATCTAATGTTTTTGATGATGCTTCTGAAGGATCTACTCCCAATGCTTGCTGTGATTTGTTTGATACTATTGTTGCAGATTCTTTTACTGATTTTATTCCTGCAGGACTTGAGAAAAAATCTCCTTCAGCAGTGCTTGTACCAGATCCTTCTGTTGCTGTAAATACTCCTGTCTTTGGATCTATAATACCCAATTGCCTGTCATCAGACTCTGATCCACTAGGCACAAAACCACCTTCTATATCTGGGTCTGCTACCGTAGAACTCTTAAGAGTTATTTCTCCAGATATTGAGTCTATTTTTGTATAGTAGCGAACGTTTTGTAGATGTGAGTAAGAAAAATTACCGCTATCTCTGCTTCCGTATGTTGCCATTCGACAAGATTTTTAGTTATTTAGGATATATTTCGCATATGGTATTGCAAGCAATGCCTCTAGTTCATCATACTGTACTATGTATAACTGTCCTGTTAACTCTTCCCACGTATAGTTTCTAGATTTTCTCCAATGATAGTTAAGACCTTTGAATCCCCATCTCTCTAATGAAGTACATGCAACAAGTGGATGTTGATCGTATGTTTTATTGGGAGTCTTAGCATTATATACAAAGGTATAGAACTTTCCTACTTCAGGTATAGGTGTCACAGTATCTTTAAGAGTTTCCATTATCTCTAGCATCATCTCTTCAGGATCATTCGTTGCATTATTCAATTCACTTAAGTAAGTTTCAACTCTATTGATTTCTACATCAAATCCAAATGAGTCTGTCATGATCTTAAACCTAGTTCTCTTTCTGTGATAATTTTAAATTCAACTCCATGATCTTTGCACCATTCATTTGCTGCTATCCATTTTGCTTGGTTAACTGCATAGGTTCTGCATTCGTACATGTATGATTTAGTCACATTCTTTCTTTTCTTTGGTGGTTTTGTTTGCTTAAATGGTTTGACTTCTATCACATATGTTTTAATCTTCCCTGTGTTCTCCTTTACTTTCATAATAAAGTCTGGAAAATATCTTCTTGCTTTCCCATCAGGAGCACGATAGGGTATAAAGAACTCTTCACTCCCCCACTCTACAATGCTTTCATTTAGATCACAGTAATTACAGAACCTTTCTTCCCAAGAACTACGACAGATAATATTATTAACATTACCTTTATATTTCCTTGGATTGGATGGTTTGTATAAACTCTTTTTACTTTCAGCCATACATAATATATAAGGTAAAAAATTATTTATAGATGGCACGTCCCAAGTCGGTTACGCAAATTAAAAATACGTTGCTTAGTCCATCTTTAACCTCTCACTTTGAGGTAGAGATACCTGTCCCAACTAATCTTAGATCGATATTGGGATCTAATCAGGAGCAACTAAATTTACAATGTTCAGAAGCAAGTCTTCCTGGTTCTTCTCTTGCAACCAGTGAGATCAATAATAGTTTTCATGGTGTTACTGAAAGACATGCATACAGAAGAATATATGATGATAGAATTGATTTAACTTTTTATGTAGATGCTGATAACTATACTCCTATCAGATTCTTTGAGAATTGGATATCATATATTGTAGGTGAAACTGATAGAGATGATATGATGAATACGAATTACTATTATAGAAGTCAATATCCAGATGAGTATTGTGCTAATCAAGGATTGAAAGTTAGAAAGTTTGAAAGAGATTATGGTAGATCTATAGAGTATGAATTTGTTAGAGCATATCCTTTAGCAATAACATCAATGCCTGTTACCTATGAAGGATCTAGTTTACTAACATGTAATATATCCATGACATATATTAGGTATATTGCAAGACCCATTCACAGTTCTCCTATTACTGTACCAACACCAGGTCAACAAGCAGGGTTTAATGTTTCAGGAATACTTGGTAATGCAGCAGCTAGTTTAGTTGATAGTGTTGTTGATAGATCAACTGGTAGTAATACTCTTGGTAATATTGCAGGAGCAGTAGCAGGACAATTTGTATCTAATACATTTGCTAATGAAGGTCTATAAATAAAGTACATTGAATTGTATTAGGATATTATGCCTTTACCAAAAATTGCGACTCCGACGTATGAGTTGGAGTTGCCTTCGTCAGGTGAGACTATTAGTTATAGACCCTTCCTTGTAAAAGAAGAAAAGGTTTTAGTGATTGCCTTAGAAAGCGAAGATAATAAACAGATCACGAATGCTATTAAAGCAGTATTGAAGAGTTGTGTTCTTTCAAAAGGAATTAAAGTAGAGAAACTTCCTACTTTTGATATTGAATTTCTATTCCTCAACATCAGAGGTAAATCTGTTGGAGAAGAGTTGGAAGTTAATGTTATATGTCCTGATGATGAGACAACTCAAGTTCCTGTTTTAATTGACTTGGATGATATTCAAGTTCAGAAGTATGATGATCATGAGAATCAGATTAAAATTGACGAAAATATTATGATGGAGATGACTTATCCTTCATTGGATCAGTTCATTAAAAATAATTTTGATTTTGATGAAAAGAATGCAATGACACAATCATTTGAATTGATTGCCCAATGCATTGATAAAATTTACACAGAAGATGAGGTCTGGGCATCTGCTGATTGTACTAAGAAAGAAATGAATGAGTTTCTTGAGTCGATGAACTCAACTCAGTTTAAAGCAATTGAGAAGTTCTTTGAGACAATGCCTAAATTATCTCATACTATTGAGGTAACTAATCCTAAGACTAAGAAAAAAAGTGAAGTGGTACTTGAGGGATTAGCGTCTTTTTTCGGGTAGCCATGCTGCATATGAATCTGGAGAATTACTTCAGACTGAATTTTGCTTTGATGCAGTACCATAAATATAGCTTGACAGAGATTGAGAATATGATGCCTTGGGAACGAGACATCTATGTGGGTCTTCTCCAACAACATCTTGAGGAAGAAGAACTAAAACAAAAGCAAAAACAAAATGCCTAAAGGAAAACCAAACATGTATGCAGGAGGAGGCTTAATAAAGTCTCTGAGGAGTGCTCATGACCCCCATTTTAAATTGGAGGGTAGAGTTGGTGGGCTTGAAAAGGGATTAGGTATTGAAACTGCTCAGTTACATAAGACATTAAGTAAGTCCTTTGCAATGCAGAGGAAGACATTAGTAAGAGTACTTGGTCTTGAGAAAAGAGTTGCTGAGTTAGAAGCACAGAAGGTAGTATTGCAGGATGTAGTAGAAGATGTAATAGGAGAGGAATTAGATGATGAGATGCCTACAGAATCAGTATCAGAAGTAGGTGGTGGTGGTGTAGCAACTAAGAAGAAATTAAATGTAAAGAAAACGAAGATAACTGGTGGAGATATAAAGAAAGGAACTGCATTCGATGATGACTTTACTTCAAGAGTAATGGGTACTGATGGTAAAGGTGGATATTTAAGTAAGGAAGATAGAATAGCAAGATTTAAAGGTGAGACTCCATCAGTAGATAAACTTAAACCAGTTGAAGAAGAAGGGAATGCTCAAAACTCTAATCCATTTGCAGGAGTTGGTAGCACTTTAACAGTCATTGCAGATACTGTAGACTCGATATATAAAACTCTACAAGATCAGTTTAAGTTGCAGGAGGATGCACAGGATGATGCTAGAGTAAAGGGAGAAGAGAAAGATGTAAAAGCAGCAGAAAAGGATTTAGAAAAGAAAGGTGGTCTTGGTCTTGGTAAAGGTATAAAAGATACTGCAGCAAAAGTCTTTAAACCGTTCATGAGTATTTGGGATAAGTTTATAAATTTCTTTGTAGCGATTGTAGCAGGTAAAGTTATACTGAAAGCATTGGATTGGTTTGGTAATCCAGAGAATGCTTCTAAGGTGTCATCTATATTCAGATTCATAAAGGATTGGTGGCCTGTATTACTTGGTAGTCTTATGTGGTTCTTGCCAGGATTGTTAGGTCCAGCAGGAATGGTAGCAGGTACTATTGCACTATTGATGTGGGGTGTTCCTAAGATACTTGATGCAGTTAAATTTGTCACGGCATTGCCAGGTCAGATTATGAACTGGATAACTGGGAATGGAAATAAAGAACTTGATAAGATAGAAGATGAAGCGGTTAATGATATAACGAAAGATGTTGGAGATAAACCTACTGCAGACCCACCTCCTGTAGATGCGAAGGAGATTGTACCAAATCCAACAGAAGCTAAAGGATTTAATAAAGGTGGTGAAGTTCCAGGTGCAGGAGATAAGGATACTGTTCCTGCTATGCTAACTCCTGGTGAGTTTGTTATGTCTAAGGGTGCAGTCGAACAGTATGGTATTGATACAATGGAAGGTATGAATGCTGCTGCTGGTGGAACAAACATACCAACGATGCAGACGGGTGGTGGTAAAGGAAAGAACTTAGGTGTTCCTCGTTTTGGTGGCGGTGGAATGTCTAAGAAACAACAGATAATGCGGCAAACTGATTATAATGAGGATGGTAGTATATCTGCATTCCAAGCAACACCAGAACAAAGAAAAGCATCATATGCAGAGATGGGAATTCCATCTATGGAGTTGTGGGATGGTTCAGTTGTTCCAGATATTGGTAAGATAGGTGCAGAAAAAATTCCTGCTGCACTTGCACAGACAAGACAAAATATGGTTGAGACTGGAGCATCACCTGAAAATATTGCTAAATTGGATGAACTTATAGCTTCGCCTGATGTTCAACCTGCTGCTCTACAAAATAGTCTCAATAGACTTGTTCCAGGTTCACGAGAACAGGTACTAGGTGATATGGGTGATAGTATAACGGCAAGTGCTAAAATGAATGGTGGTGGTTTAGTTCAACACTTTAACAATGGTGGTTTAGTTAAGAATATATTTGGTGGTGCTAATACTATGTTCAACATGCTACCACAAGTTCAGGCAGCGAAGTTCGTAGGTGGTAAAGCACAGGGTATGTTTAATAGAGGTAAGGAGTTTGTTGGTAAACCATTTGATAAGTCTGTTAATATTCCTCCTCCTACATCTAATGATCAGAAGGTAACTATTATTCAGCAGACTAATACATCCTCCCAAAAACCATCGGAGTTGGGTGGATCATCTATCCCTGCTTTCCCTGTTGTTTATCCTGCAATGAAGAAGAATAAGCAGAAACTATTGGGGATTAGTGTATAATGTTGGGATCACTAGGAAAAACTTTACTTAAAGGAACGGCAAAGAAGATTGCTACCGATAAGTTATTGAATAGGAAGAAGAAAAAACCTGTTACCAAAAGACCAACACTAGATCAACTCATTGCTGATGTTAGAGGTAGTGGACCAGATCAAACAAAAGGTGGAGCACTTGCTGTCCGTCCTACTACATCTTTAGTTCCTACTGCTCCTTCTATGGCAATTAGTGGTGGAGGTGCTGGTGTCGAAGATACTCTTACCCGAATTAAAGTAAAAGTTATTTCTATAGATCAGGTATTGAAGGGAACTCTTGCAGCAGAGAAGGCAAGAAAGAAAGATGCAGAGACAGCACAAGAAGCAGCAGAACAAGCAGCAGCAGAAAAGAAATTAGAGACAAAACCAAAAAAGAAAAAGAAGAAGATGGGTATGAAAGCACCCAAACAAGTCTTAAGTCTTTGGGAGAGATTGAAAAAATTCTTTACTACTATAGTATTTGGTTATGTTGGAATGAAACTACTTCCTTTACTACCAAAGTTAGTACCTATTGCTGAAGGTCTTTTTAAAGCAGTTGATGGTATTATATCAGTTGTTGGATTTTTATTTAATATAGTATCTACTATCGTTGACTGGGGTTACAAACTTTATGATTTAGCACTTGGTTTCATCGGCAATGTTGTTGGTGAAGAGAATATGAAACATGTTGAGTCCTTAATGGAGGGTCTCAATACTTTAATCAATGGCTTCCTTATGTGGAAGATATTTGGTAAGAAAATATTTGATTCAGTTCTGGCAAATGTAAAGAGAGCATTCCGAATAGGAAAAGTAATTGTAAAGAGAGTAGTTAAGTTTGCTAAGAATTTAGTAAAGGGAATAGGAAAGGGATTAAATGTTGCAAAGAATGTAGGTGGTAAAGTACTTAATGTAGGAAAGAGTCTTCTTAGTAAGACTGCAAACATTGCTGGTAAGGGTGCTGGTGTAGTAAAAGAAGTAGCGAAGAAAGGAGCAGCAAAGGTTGGTGGATGGGCAGTAAAAATATTTGGTAAGGCAGCAAATGTTGTAGCACCTGCATTGAAAGCAGCGATGCCAGCAGTGAAAGGATTTGCTAAGAGGATACCAATCTTAGGACCATTGATTGTTGGTGTAGTCTCCATGATGACTGGAGATCCACCAGGACAAGCAATGTTTAAGGCACTTGGTGCAGCAGTTGGTGGAGCACTAGGAACATTCATACCTGTTCCTGTTCTTGGTACGTTGATCGGTGAAACGATTGGTGTGTATGGTGGCGATTTGATGTATAGTCTGCTGTTTGGTGGTGGAGCAAAGGCAGTAGGAGAGAAAATTAAATCAGATTTTAAACAGGTTCTTGATGGAGGTAAGCAAATATTTGATTGGATTAAGACTGGGTTTAGTAGATTTATGGAAGGGTTACCAAAGAATCCGTTTAAATTGGGTGGTTTTATACTGAATCCTCTTAATATTGGTGACAAAGTTAATTTATTGCGTAGGGCATTCTTCTCAAGAGAACCAATGAATCCTGAGAAGGATGATAAGGATACTTTGAAAGGAGAAGTAGATGGTAAGGAACCACCAAAACCAAAAACAAATAAAGATGAAGTAAAAACAGAGAAAACAGCTTCTGGTAGATTTGATATGAAAACAGGAAAAGCATATATCAATGACCAAGAAGTTGCTCATGATGAATATGAAAAATTTGCTAATATGTCAATGGTAGAAAAAGTATCTCAATATGGTCAAGTAAAAGGTAATGCTAATAATATTCTTGCTACTAATAATAATATAAGAGATGGTATCAGTAAGAGTGCATCTTATGAGGAGGGTGCTGATACTGTTGTTGTTGTTCAACAGAAAACTGAGACACCTTTACCTCAGACTAGAAGGGATGAATTAGTTCTTTCTGGTGGCGGTGGAAGCACTGAGGATCCTTATGAGACCCTTGATGCAAATGGTTAAATATAAGTACGGTGTAATAACAAAATGAGCGACAAGATACTTACCGCAAGTGCAGAAGCAGCTGCAATTAAATCCGTTAAAATCTTTTCAAATATTGGTGGAAGTAAGTCAGTAGATATTTCTGCTGGTATTACTTTGCTAATGTACTTTGAGAGTATATTGCAGGATACTCTTAGAGCGACTATACGGTTTGTTGATTCAGGAGATTCTGCTAAGAGTGATGATGGTGGTAATAAAACAGTAAGAGAAGGTTTGCCTCTTGTAGGGCAGGAAAGAGTTGAGATAGAATTTGAAGATAATAATGAAGTTGCTATAGGTGATTCTCCTAAACTTACTTTGTATGTTAATAAGATAACTCCAATAGACAGTGATACAAAGACTGAATTGATTCAGTTAGAGTTGGTATCAAAAGAGTTTATATTCAATGAAAAGATAAGAGTTAATACTAGGTTTGATGGTGTTGTATCAGAGCATATAAAATCTATACTTACTGATCAAAATTATCTTAGAAGTGAAAAGGACTTGGACATAGAGGATACTGAGAATGAATTTAATTTCAATGGCAACAATAAAAAACCATTCTATATGTTGAATGCATTATCTAAGAAGTCTGTGCCAGTAGGAAAAGGTGGTACGGCAGCAGGATTCTTTTTTTATGAAACTTCTAATGGATTTAATTTTAAATCACTAGATGCTTTATTAGATCCTTCTAAGAATCCAAAAAAGAAATCTATCATTTATAATGAGACACCTGAATCCAAAGGTCAGAATCTTCCTGAAGGATATGATATGAAGGCATTGGAATATGAATTAGATAATCGTGTTGATGTTCAGGAGAAGTTGAGACTTGGTGCTTATAGTAGTAAGATGATTTTATTTGATCCTTTTAATTGTTATTATGAAGTTCTTACTGATTCAGTAATAGAAAGTGGTGATGGAAAAGATACCGAACAATCTGCAGGTAAAGCATTGCCTGTGTTGAATTCAGAATTTGATACCATCAATGATGGTAAGAATAAAGAGTTTAGTCGTACTACATACTTCCTAGTTGATCATGGATCATTACCTTCTGGAGATACATCTCAGCAAATTGATGATGCAGAGAAGCAGAATTTTGAGTATTTTAAAATAGCAAATCAATCTATTAGACGTTATAATCAATTCTATGCATCAAAAGTCACGATTACCTTACCTGGAGACTTTTCATTACACGTAGGAGATGCTATATTTGTAGATGCACCTGGACTTACCTCAGAGAGAACTGGAGAAAACGACCAGCAAGCTGGTGGGATATATATTATAGCGGATTTATGCCACTATATGACTCCAAAAAATACCTACACTAAATTAAATTTGGTTAGGGATTCCTTTGGTAGAAAAGGTACAGCAAGCTAATCTTAGGAGAAACCCTATGACTATTAAACACAATTTAGATCACGAAGTTTATCTTGATCCTAAAGATGGTAAAGAGCATACTAATCATGGTATGCATGAATATACTAAGGATGATTTAGAAAATGTTCATGCTGATTATGATGTATATCATAAGGATGATAAAGTAGATACGAATGAAGGTAAGATCAATGATTATCATACACGACACGAAGATTCTCATTTAGAAATCTATTGTGATAACCATCCAGATGCAGACGAATGTAAGGTATACGACGATTAACCTATGGATATCGGGGGATCATTATTTAATTCAGGATTTTTAGGTGCTGATTTCTTCTGGTGGGTCGGTCAGATTGCTGACGATTCCACTTGGAGAGATAATATGTCTCCAGGTAAACAGACTAATAAAGAAGCAGTTCCAGGTTGGGGTAGGAGATATAAAGTAAGAATCATGGGTCTCCATGATAAAACTGTTCCTGTTGATGAGGAACTTCCTTGGGCACAGATAATGTACCCAGTTACTGCTGGTGGAGGTCAGGGTAGTGCATTTCAGACTGCAAACCTCCGTCAGGGTAACTTTGTATTTGGATTCTTTTTAGATGGCAAAGATCAAAGTGTTCCTGTTATTATGGGAGTGCTTGGTAATAATGCCCAAACTATCTTAAGTAATGATCAAGCTAGTGAGGATACTAACTTAGGTCCAAGAAGTGGTTATGGTGATGGTGCTGTTATTAAAAAGGGTTCCTCTAAAGAAAGAGTTCCTGAGACCGATCTTGTTACTGAAAAACCAAAATCAAAAGAGGCAGCACAGGAAGAAGTAAATTCAAAATTAGAAACTAATCGGTTTGGTACTGCTAAGAATAAACCAGTATCAAGAGAGCAACAGGCAGACATTGATCTTGCAAAATCACTGAGTGAGGAGTTGGGATTGATTGGAGATGATCAATTTGCATATATTCAGAAACAAGTTAAGAAGGGAATTGATAATAGAATTAAGAATGCAAACTCTACTCAAGCACCAGCAAAACCAGGAGCAACTAAAGAGAATATAGATGCCATTCATTTGACAGGTGCTGCTGATGTTATAAGAGAAGAACTATATCAAAAATCTATTCCTTTAATGAAACCTGATGATCTTGTTGGGTCTTCTATGAAATCCATGCAGATTGTTGTAGATAATCTTGCTATAGATGTTGATAAGCATTTAAAATCTTTGCAAGACGGTGGGTATGTTGATGCAGTTTCTATGGGTAAAGACCTACGTAATTTAAAAGCAACCCAAGCAAATGCTGCATGTGAAATGTCTAAGTACATGAAGATAATTTCTGATAAGATGATGGAATATGTTTCTAAAACTTTGAATAAGGAGTTGTCAGATAAAGTTGCTAAGATGCCATCCAGTCAAAGGTGGATGATGGCAGACATGACTGAGATAACGGGTCAACAAATATTGCAAAGTTATAATCAGATCGCTGATAATATGTGTGGTACAGTTGAAAAAGTACTGGAAGATACTTTGGATACTGGAAATCTTATGAATCAGATTAACGGTATATCTAATAGGTTAATCAATCAAGCAATCACAGATCAGACTGGATTAACCTCAAATATAACCAAGGAAGATGAAATATTGGTTGAGGCAGAAAAGATTTTTAATAGAATCAATGAGGTTTCTGAGTCTTCTACGGCGACTATAGATGATATTGTCGGTAGTTTGGCAGATGATTCTGATGAACCAACTATTCCTAAAGTTCCTGCATGTTATGCAGAAGATCTAGCGGCAAAAGTTATATCATCTAATAAAAATTTAATTGATAAAGCAAATGATAATATCGTTAAGAGTATAAACTTTTTTATGGATGATATGCAGAAGATGTTATTGAAAACTGGTGCAAGTGAGGATAGTGGGGAGGTTATAGAAGGTCAGGTAATGTCTATTACTGATGCAGAAGTATTAGATCAAACTTTAGGTGGTAGTAATTATCTTACTGCTACATCTGTTCCAACTGGGATCTTTGGTAATGTAAATCCAGGAATTACTACAAGTAAAGGTGAGGGATGTGTAGTTAATCTTACTGTATCCTCTGGTGGATTATCAGGTTTTGGTGCAGCAGATGGTGCTAAACATTATGAGTGGATAAGTCAGGGATCAAATTATGTTGATGGAAATCAAGGAGGTGTTGTTTGTGATACTACTGGAATTGGTACTGGTATGATGATTAACATGACAGTTACTGCTGGAGAGATACAAACAGTACGGGTTCATACAATAGGTACAGGATATAAGGTAGGTGATACTATCATGCCTCATATGCAAGGAGGAACAGGATCTATTGCAGGTAACGGTGCATTTAAGTTGACTATGGTTGCAGGACCAGTAGACGCAGGTGGTATTGAAGTTATTAAAAAAGGAAAAGAGTATCAGGTGGGAGATGTTTTATTTGTTGACCAGACTAATTTTGGTGTTAAATCTACTAATGCAACATTTACTCTTACAGCTACTCAACAAAAAACAAAGAAAAAATTGAAAGGAACTGGTCAAAAGTTGGATGATATATTGGGATCTATTGCTGCTATTGGTGGTAATTTAACTCAAGCACTTCAGTTTGAGAATATGACTGCAAATGTTTTTCCTTTTGAGTTGCCACCTAATCAGGCAGTATCTGATTTATATACACTTGGTACTGGTGGTGCTGCACAAACAGAGAAGCAGTTACCTAATATTGCAAACATTGCAGGTAAGGTAAAAGATACTGCTATTGATTCTCTTAGTGGGGTTCCATTTATAGAACCAACAATAGGAGAATTGGAATTGAATTATGAAAATGCAAAGGCTGTAATTAACTCAAATAATACATGATAAATATCTAATATGTATTCTGACTATAGTATAGAATAGATGGCAATTGCTGCAACCCAATTTAATATATTTGGATCTGTTACTCAGAAGGAGATATCTGTTGGGTATATTTCTAGTATTAGAGGATATGTTCCTAGCATTTCTTTATGCGAGGCAAATGATCATGAGAAAGAGTATCCAAATACAGCATTCATTTTTAAGAATAGGGATAAGGTAAAATATATTGGTATAGATGAAGTTAATAGTTTAGTACCAACAGATTTACTACCTGAAAAAGATCCTGATAATTGTGGTTCTATTGACTTAGATCATAAATGTAATTCTAATCCCGAAGTATATTTCTATGGTGGTGGTGGAGTAGGTGCTTTTGCTAATCCAGTAGTTGGAACTGATGGTGGGTTACTTACATTAGATATTACAAATCCTGGTTTTGGATATCAATACCCTCCTAAAGTTGAGGTTAAAGATGAGTGTGGTTTTAGTAAAGGTGCGGTAGTTCGTGTACAGGTATCAGATGGAGACAATTGCGTAGAGACATGGAAATATTATAAGGATCAGATGGATGAGTCTGGACCAGATATATGTGCTGATACTAGTATACCTTATGGTAGAGTTTGGGGTGTAAATGGTCAGGATACTGGAGAGTGGGATCCTACAAAGTATACTAGGTATGCAGCAGATCCTTTAATGGATGAGGTTGATAAGTATCTTGAGAGTCTTAAGAATTTATCAAATCCTTGGTGGACTACGAGGCAGAATTTAAATCAACAAAATATTACTTCGTCTAAGAATGGAGAAGTAACTACAGTAGGATATGCTGTTAGTGTTACTGAATGGTCAGACTTTTTAAATCTATATGGTATTTCACCAGTACCCCCATCAGATGAACCTGGATCTGCACATGGTGGTGAGACTTTTGATTTTGAATGGGATATAGAATTTCCTTGGGGTGGTGAGTATGTCTTTAGAGGTTTGTATGCTGGTGCTGTAGGTTTTGGAGATTTATATATTGATGATCAAAAGGTATCTTCTTTAAGGAATAAAGATGGTCTAACCGACCCAATCAAATATGAAGTTGGTATTGCTACAACAAAGAAAGTATCTTTTAAACTTCATAATGGAGCAACTACAAAGAAAGCACCAATACAACCAAGTAGAGAACCAATAGTTAGAAATGCAGGTGGAAAATTTATAAAGGAAGGTAAGAATTATTTCTATAAAGTATCTGGAAATGATCTTGTTGATATAGATTTTGATTTTGCTTGGGATAAGAGTCTTGGACTACCTGAAGAAGAAAAGGAAAAGTTAGAGACAAAGAAAACAGTACAGTTTATTACCAGTCATCAATCACCTCGTGATAGTACATTTGAGATAAGTGAATTAGGAATTAGATCTCATAAGAAGGATGAACGTGGAAAGGTAACTGGAGTTTTTAATACCTTTGCTAAAGAAATTGAGATTGGAAAAGAGTATCAAGTAACTGTTAAGTGTAATGCATCAGATGATTATGGTGTTAAGTTGAGAGTTAATAAGGATGGTCAGGGAAGAACTCGTCTTCAGATGGAGGATTATAAAGATTATAACTGGAAAGACTTTGAAGTTTCTATAACTGATGGTGAGTTTTATGATCTTGTAGATGGGAACACATCCAATAGAACTGCGACTTGTAAATTTAGGATCAAGAAACCTGTAACACCTTCCAAACCTAAAGAAAGACCTGCTATTAGTAAACTTACAATACAAACAGAGAAAGATCCTTTAGTTTTTGAGGTTCCTAAAACAGATCGTCAACCAGCTAGTACTGGTGGTGGAAAACAAACACCTTGGGTAAAGAGTCATAACAATGATACTAACTGGTCTGGTAGTGTGACTGAATTTCTAAGATCATATGCTGTTTTTCCAGTTCATGATTCTTCATTAAATGGTAAGCAAAATAAAGGAATATGGAATATTAACATCACAACACCAGGAAATTACACTGTTGAAGTTCAATCAGATGATACAGCAAACATTGATTGGGATAGTAATCGTGTAGGAGATGTGAGATGGAGTGATCAGAGAGTAACTACATTTACTATTGCTAATATCTCTACTGGTATTCATAAATTAGCAGCAACAGTTAGAAATAATCCCAGATATGGTGTAAAATGGTATGATAATCCAGGAGGGGTTGCATGGATATTGAAAAATTCTTCTGGTAATGTTGTTGCTACCAGTCTTAGTCCTTTTAATGATAGTAATCCTGCAGCTAATCTTGGTAAAGGTGGTAAAGATTGGCAACAGAAAGGTATTATTAGTAAGAAAGGTAATTTTAAGAATGGTAGAAAGTATAGAGTAACATTTGATAGACAGTCATATACTAAGGTTCCTAGTATTGGTGATACAGGTGCTACTACAGAGACAGAAGACCAAAAGATTGATTTCTTTGATAGAGGTGTGAGGATAGGTAATACATTACAGATTGCTACTCCTCAGAATGCATCTTTTGCTGCAAGGACTGCATATCAATTGTCTGAAAATGAAAGTAGAATAGTTTATCCTGCAGATACAACAACTACAGAGCAAACAATATTTAATACTTTACAATATATTGATAAGGCAGATAGGAGACTATGGAAAACGAAAAATAGAAGTGGACTCTTAGCAAGGTTTGGTATTGCTCCTTTTGATACTTCACTATCGCTTCCAAACATGCCTTATGCAGGGGATCATACAATTATATGGTCAAACATTACTTTCCCTGTTAGTACTAACTATGATATACATGTTCATGTTGATGATGATGTACGAATACAGATAGGTGATCAGGTTGACTTCTTCCAAGATGGATATACAGATAATAATTCTAAACCAACAGGAGAGGTTACTCATACTTATTTCATAAAGGCAGGAACATATACTATTACCGCAATTCACAGTCAAATTCCTGGCGGTAAATGGCCAACAACTAATCCGATGGCATTGGCAGTTGATATAAAAGCAAGTTTAGCATATAGAACGGTTGCAGATCCTAAGAGTTGGAATGAGAAACCAATGGCTGTTGCATTGTCGATTAAAGCACCAACTCCACCACCACCATCAGCAATAGTTCCACCAATATTATCAGAGGGTGAATGTCCAGAGAGTCCTATTTGGCATACTCGTATGAAACCAGAGGGATCTCCTTGGTATCCAGTTAAGTTTGGGTATTGGGATAAGTGGACAAATAAGTATGCAATATCTCCAATTCCTCCTCTTAATAGTCCTGGTACAGATGGTACAGGTAACTCAGATGGATGGGAACAGACTTGGATTATAGATGCACCCTATGAAGGAGATTATACCTTTAAGGGTACAGTAGATAACTTTGGTCAGATTTTAGTTAATGGTAATTTAGTTGCTGAAAGAAATGATGATCCTAATCTCTCCTTTAAAAATGAGGAATATAAAAGATCAAGTTTAGATGTTGTAGTAAAACCAAAAGATAGAGATGAACCATGGCCACAAGAAACTAAATTCTATATGGCAGAAGGTAAGAACACTCTTACTGCTAAAGTTCAAAACTTTAAAAATTATGAGACTAAAAAGAAATATTTTAGTGAAAAGATTTTTACTACTAAGGATTGGCAATCAGCAGCACCAATAAAGACTAATAAGAATAACAAACCTGAAGGTATAATGTTTACTAAGACAGGTAGTAAATATTATCTTACTGCTTATGGTAACGATAGAGTTGATGCTGATCTTGGATTTACTTGGGATGTTTTAGAGGGTGCTGCTCCACCTATAACACCTGATAGTGAAACAGTACAGTTTATTACCAGTCATCAATCACCTCGTGATAGTACAATTGATATTAAGGAGTTGACCATAAGATCTCATAAGAATGATGAACGTGGAAAGGTAACTGGAGTTTTTAATACCTTTACTAGAGAAGTTGAATATGATAAAGAGTATCAAGTAACTATTAAATGTAATGCAGCAGATGACTATGGTGTTAAATTAAGAGTTAATAAGACTGCTGATGGAAAAGAACGTCTCCAGATGGAGGATTATAAGGATTATAATTGGAAGGACTGTGAACTTACTGTAACTGGTGGTAGATTTTATGATATTGTAAATGGAAATACATCTAATAGAACTGCTACTTGTAAATTTAAAGTAGATTCTCCTGCTGCAAAGCTTAATTTGACTCCACCTTCCGTAACTAAGATTACTGTACAGACAGAAAAGGATTCTTTAATCTTTGATGTACCTAAAACTGGAGAACAATGGAAGGTAAGTGGTACTCTTAAGAAGAGAGGAACCTTTAAGGCAGGTAAAACTTATGAAGTTACTTTTGTAAAAGGGTATGGTCGTAGACCAGATGGCAGTGCAATTATTAACATACCAGATCCTACTATTCTTGAGTCTGGTTGGACAAATGAGACACAGACTTTAATTAAATCTAATCCTAAGATGGCATTTAAGAATCCTTGGGATTATTTGCAAGCAATTTCTGTTTATCAGATGTCTTCTGCGGTTGCTGAACAAGAACTTCTTGCAGACACTACAAGAAATGGTGTAACCTATAAAGGACCAGCACTGTTTAATTATAGAAGTAAGATATATGGAACATTCATGAATGAGAATGGAATCTCTCCTGATTATCCAAAAATTGGTGGTGCTGAGTTAGTTGATTATACTTGGAGTAATGTTGATTTTCCTGTAACAGGTGAGTATGCATTTACATTCCAGAATGATCATTCAGCAACTCTTTTTCTTGATGGTCAGCAAATAGGAACTAATATTTTTAGAGGACAAGCTGTTGATGGTAGACACAGTATCGATATGACTGGACAAGGTACTCCTAAAAAGATAACAGTTAATAAAGGTAAGCATACTCTTACAGTAAAACCAACTGTTTATACAGCAGAAACTGGAGGTCCAATAGGATTTATAGATGCTCTCTTCCGTAAACCATCTGAAGATTATTACAGAGGTTCATCAGCATTTGATGCTAATCCAAGTACCTTTGCTATAGGAATAACAAGATTGGTTGAGGATGTACCAGAACCAGGAACACCTCAAGCTTCAGCAGCATCAGGAAAATCATGGTATCAAAATCCAATAGGACTTTGTGGTATAATTATTCCTCCACCATGTAAGCAGATAAAATGTGGAAAGGGTAGAATTATTGATCCGTTAGTTGAAGATCCTGGAACTGGTTTTGAAACAAAACCTCCTATTACAGACGATCCAATTGTTATTGTTGATCCTGGAGATGGAAAACCACCAGATTATAATGTTCTAATTGTACCTGTTAAGGTTGTTATAGATGATCCTGGCATCAACTATACGGAACCAGATCTTCCAAGTGGAAATCCTGGTGACACTCCAGTGATTGTTGACCCTCCTAATACTGGTATTGCATTGAGTTGTAAATTCACACCTCACGGTGGTATTTGGGATATTACTATTCCTGATCCAGGAACAGGAGTTACAAGGACTCCTAGAATTGAGATACCATCTAATACTGGTGTTAATTTCCGTGCTCATTTTATATTCGATGTTGTTCGTGATCCAATTGACGTACCTGATCCTGATAAACTACTACAGGTAACAGATCTGGTTGGATTAAAACAAACTGGATATATACAAGGTCGAGCATACTATGGATCTGTATACTATGAGAATGGTATTCCTTTCGCAGGAATAACTGCGACTGCTGGTAAAGCAATCCAAGTTTATGCTTCTCTTCAAGAGAGTATTGATGGTGTGAGAACTACACCTCCATCAGCAATTCAGAGACAGGGTACTGATGTTTCTAGTAATGACCCTAGACTTAACATACCAGGAACTCCTGATAACCTTACCTAATACTATAAATGTCTGGACCTACCTCATATAATAGAAAAAATTCTAGAGCACCTTCTAAGAATAGGTTGTTGTCTCCTTTAGAGCAGGAGGAAGGTAGTCAATATGATACCGCTAAGATCAATTATACTGCTGTTGGGTGGGGTAATGATCATGGTTCTGTTACTATGGGTCAGATTCATAAAGATTCTGATGTAACTGCAGCAGTAATGCTTAATACTAGGGATGGATTACATCAATTCTCTTTAGATAATGATGGTGTAAGAAGAGGTTCTACAACTTCTACAAGCACTGGTTCATTTCAAGTTAAGTGTGGTAAGTATCCTTGGATTGAGAAAGCAGCAGATAAAGAAGCACTTGATAGTTGCTTTATTGAGGCAGAGAATGGTAATATTGTTATCAAGGCAAGTAATGGTAAGATCAGACTTGAAGCAACTGACATTGAGTTAGTTGCTAAAGGTGAAACAACTGATCGAGGTAATATTAAAATGACTGCCAGTGAAAACATTATAATGGAGTCAAAAAAGACTCTTATAAATGCCAAAAACTTTTACAAAATGAGTACACCACAAACTATGGAAATTATTGCTAACGGAGTTCTGAAATTGTATGGAAAAACAATTAGAGGTGTTACTGATGCCGTGGATGTTAAAGATTCTAAGGTAGGTGGTAGGAATTTCCAACAAAGAGTTAAGGAGGGTGCATAACAATGTCTTATAACGTAGATGATTTAAATGTAGGTGGACAATTAAAGGTTGGTACTGGTATTAACGGTGCTATCCAAGAAGGATCAGAAAAAATCAATGGATCTGCTTTGGTAGAGGGTCCGATGGTAGTTGGATCACCTGATGATTTTGATGAGATAGAGGCAACCTTAATGGTTGGTCAGATATCTAATGAAGATCCTAATATGCCAGAGGATACTAGTCCTTATAAGACAGTTAATGGTATTTCAGGTGCTCAACCACAAGCAATATTTTCTAAGGGAAATATGTATGTTCAGGGAGATATATTTGTTACTGGATCTGTTGATTGCTTTTCAACTGGTAGATTAGAAGCAAGGCATAAGGTGGCAGATAGATCACCTAAACTATTTGATATGCCACATCCTTCTACAGAGGGATATAGACTTGCTCATGCATGTATAGAAGGACCAGAGGTTGGTGTTTATTATAGAGGAAGACTCCGTAATAAGACTGAGATTGATTTGCCTTCTTATTGGAAAGATTTAGTTCATGCTGAGAGTATTTCTGTACAGTTGCAACCAATTGGAGCTCCGCAGGATATTATTATAAAGAGATGGGATGAGAGTAAGATATATTTACAGGCAAGAGGACCAATTCCAATCGATTGTTTCTATCATGTGTATGCAGAAAGAAAGGATGTAAATGCATTGGTGGTTGAGTACCAAGGAGAAACCCATGAGGATAGACCTGATAGAGAAGGTAACGATCCTAAGTATGCTGATGTGATCAATACAAGGACTAAGTAAGGAGGGGGTTGACAAGGGTTGGCAGAGGTGGTATATTATATTTGTTGAGTTGACGAACCCAACACGGGAGTGACTGAATCAAACTTGCTGGCATAAGGCTAGTTAAGGTGATG